TGGCTTGCTTTGGCCCTGGAACATCCCATGCTTCAGAAATAGGCGGTTCATACTTGTTGACGACTTCACCACCACCCTTCTTAATGCCAGCCACCCCACCACCAAGTAGACCCATCACAGAGCCAACGAGCGTTGCTTCTCCGGCCCCCTCAAACAGGTCTTTGTTCTCGTTGTAAAGCTTCTCGGCGGCGTTGCTCACAACGGTTTGCCAAAACTCTTCAAGCGGTCCCTCGGTGATGGCTCCAACCGTGGCGGCCTTGCCCATCCTTTTAAAAAGCCCCTGCTTGATTACTTCCTCGGCAACATTGTTACTGAACGCTTTCCGAAGGGCAGGGATCTTCTCAAACATCAACCCAAGACCGGTTGTCTCAAGGCCTGCATTCACCGTGCCCACAATATGCGCTATCCTGGCCGCTTCTTGTTCGGGGGCCCCTTGCCCCACAAGGGAGTTGAACGTATCGCCACCCCCAAGCATGTACGACGCCCCAACGCCGGAAGCGATACCGATACCAGCAAGCACTGGATTGCCGGTCAAACCGCCAGCGACTGCCATAAGCTTTGTTGCCGCCATTTGCGGTGCGCTTTCGGAAAGACTGCGGACAAGGGCGACACGGGCCTCTTTTGAGGTTAAGCCCTTTTCCTTTATGGTGTCAACCACGCCCTTCGAAATAGAAAAAGGGGCTTGCCATTCCGGATGTTCGGAAAGAACCTTTTCGGCCTCATTAACAATTTCGTAGCCCTTCTCTTCCAAGTACTCGCCGGCCGGCTTTCTTATGTTCTCTTGGACGAATCCGCGCAGGCCGCCTTGGGGTTCTTCGTCCGGAACGCGGGGAATTGAAAGCTGCGTTGCCTTTTGGGAGATTGGCGGACGCGCAAGGGCGCTGGCTTCATCCTCGGTGATTCCGACGATAGGCGGTTGCTGCTGTCGCGAGAAAGAAAGCGGCTTTCCCGTGATGGTGGAAATGGGCTCCGTGGGGATCTCTCCCGACGTCATCATCTGTTGCCATTCCAGGGCGTTCGGTTGGCGTGTGTCGTCTTGCAGGTTTAGGCCTGTGGCCTGGACCATGCCGCCAAAAGATTTTTTCTGGCCATAAGCCCCCTGCTTGAATCCCTTGACGGCCTCCTCAATGGCAGACGGGGGGGTGACGGCAAATGAGCCAGTATTTATGTCAGGAACAAGGGACACCCCTTCCTTTTTGGCAAGATGCATGAGAATGGTGTCGTCATCATGGCCTTCTTGCCTTGCCCCCGCGTAGTCATACCCATGCTTATTGGCAAGGTATCGAGCTATGACTCCGCTATCGTGGCCTTCCCCAAAGGCACCTTCAAAGTCGTATGCCATTATATCACCGCGCTGGCCGAGTTGTTTTTTTGTTTTTGTCAAATGCATCGACCGGCCTAATCCCTGTTGCGGGCGCCCCACCACCAGGAGAAAGGGCATTGCCTGTGTCCTCGAAGGGGTCTCCTCCTTTTTGGAGTATCTGCAAGTCGTGCCGCATTTCTTTTGAGATCATCTCTATCTCGTTGGGGGCATAAGCCGTGCGCATCCTTTCGGTGTGCGTCCTGATGATGGCGTCGGCCTTTTGTTTTTGCGTCATCCCCGTGTCTTTTTCTTTTCCCGAGACCCCAATATCCTTAACGATCTCCCTTTTGTTCTTGTCGTAGAGGACAACATGAGGTCTGCCATCTTCGCCCATCACTTCAAACTCTGCGATGTCCGGCTTGTCCGGCTTGTCCGTGGCCTTTGTTTTGCGGATGTAATACTCAATCAACGCATTTTGCTCTGCTGGCGTGCCAGTTGTTGCAATGTCAAGCTCTGTCCGGTCTTTCCCAACCTGCCCCTCTGTCCCTGGGACCCGAAATGACCCTTTTCCGCCAGGTGACACAGCAATAAGGGCGTCTTTGCCGGCATGGATTGATGGCTCGTTGGCCTTTTGAATGGCAATCTGTTGCGCAATAGTCTGCGCTGATCGCGTCGCAAGTTGCATCATGTCGGCGGCCCGCTCATCCCACACTTTTGGTAAATTGCGCACCTGCGGAACATCTTCCGCATATTCGGAGAGAGTATCATTCAGCCAATCAAGAGTTGCCTGGTCCCTTATGTCGCTGCCAGCCTGAGCAATAAGGCTCGCAGCTTCGCCAAGACGCTGTGTCCTCCTTGTGTCGTTGAACTTAGTTTTGTCCATCTCGGCCTGCTGGTCGTATCGACTGGTCAAAGCGTTGGCCTGCTGCTCTTGAAAGCCCATTTGCCTATTTCGAATGGCGCGTTCTTCCTTTTCTCGTCTCCTGCCAGCAAAATCAGGCCATGGAGTCATTGGGGTCGGTAGTGGAACTGGCATTGTCATCTCTCCTTATTGCACGGTGGCCCATGCCTGTTCGTATGGGTCGTCTTCCGGATAATAGGACGGCGGCTCATTCTGTTCGTCGTAATAATCGTTAAGTGCATTGCCGGCGGAGCCAATGACATCACCCCAGATATTACCCTGGCTCATGTAGCCAGTAGCCCTTGCATCGCCATAATTTTCCAAGCCTTTGCTTGCCTGCTCAGCGTACTGCGCGCCCAGATTGGCGGTGTTTGTCGGCCCAAGCCCGGCAAGGGTGAAATACCTACTGAGAGCGTTATTGTAATCATCCGTGGCGAATTTCTGCCCGTAGGCAGTGATGGCCTTTAGTGTGTTGCCACTTTGCAACCCTCCCGCCGCCGCAGCGTTGCTCATAAGGTTCTCCGTCCCCTGGTCAAGCCTCCAGTCATACCCAGGGGAGCGCTTGTAGGCGTTTGGATCGGTGAGCAGTTTTCGCAGCTGGTTAAGGGCAAACGCCCAGCTCTTGCGTCCTGGCGCTAGATCCTCCCTGTTTTGTTGGTACATTTTCCACTTCAAGTCAATTTCTGCCTGAGATGCCGCGGCCCGCGCATCCGCGGCATCTTCCGAGGCGTCAGACTTGAATACCCCTTCGACCACCTTCGACACGACTACAAACATGTAATGCCCTCCCTAATTTTATAACCATCTTTCCATCCAGCGGCCATTCCCTCATAAATGCACTGCGCAATCGGTACTGGGTAACACCGCAGGTCTGGCGCAAACATAAGCACCGGGCGGCTGCACTGGTGATAATCGATACCGTGAACGGTGGGGGCAGACATAAGGGATATGTCTCGCATTTCGTGGGTTTGCAAGTACATTCCATAGATATTGCTCCGCTCTATCCTGTCACATTGGATCGGCGTATAATCGCTGAACTTTTCCAGGAAAGCAGCATGCAGGTCTGATAGGTACAACTGTTTTTCGCCCTTGTTCCCCCAAGCGTGAAACATGGTGCGGATTCTCAGCATGCTGAACAAGTGACGGTGGTCGTCGTAGAACTCCTTTATAAAATCCAATTCTCCCAGATTCTGAATGCGCTACATGACACATGCGGCCCTTGCGCCCTGAAGCTTGCGTAGATTCTCAAGGGCCTTCATCTTTAGTTCAAGTATGGCCGCGCTGTAGTTATCGGGGTGCTGAAAACTCATGGCGAACTTATAGTTCCCATCCCTGCCCAGCCATGCCGGATTAATTGTTTGGTTGAAAAATCCATCGTCGGCCAAACTGATCATGTTGGTGATCGTTGATGGATTCCATCCACACCGGTACGCCTCTTTCACGAACTCCAGGTAGTCCGGGCGTAAAGTGGGCTCCCCGCCGCTAAGCATAAGCGCAAAACCACGACTACCGTACTGTTCCCACAAGAGTTGATTGTAAAACTGTAGGTCATGCGTCGGTTCCATCCCCGGCTTGTAGTAACACCACGGGCAATGCATGTTGCAACTTTCGTTGACGTGTATGATAATGCTGTTGTTCCTGCCCACGGAACCGTTGCGATAGAAGTTTGACACATGCGCCCAGCTTGGTTCTACCATCGAGACAAAGCGCCCATGAACGTCACACTCTTTTTCCATCCATGCCTTCCCGTTTTCGGGGAAGATGGACGCTGGAATTTTCTTGTAGCATACATCGCATAGGGACGCCGTTTTTATCATCGCTCCCTCCCCCCTTATTGCAGCCGCTGACCAGTAATGGTCAGGGTAACTTGGTCTGCGCTGGACGCCAGCGCGTATATCATCGCGCCGGCAGCCAAGACATGGCCAATGGCTTCGGAGACCACCAGCGATTCGCCACTTGCGAGCGTCTTTGCGTTCACAATCATGTTGGTCACTCCGGCCGATCCGCCCGATGGGACCAAATACATGGTGAATGTGACGGCCGTGGTGGTGTCGTTACATGCTACGCACGATAAAATTCTGTCGGTCGATAGGGCCGCAACAGTATGAAGAAGCGTTGCCGCCACCCCCGGCTGGCCCCTGTACATATGAATCAACGTGCTCGTCATAAGCTTCCTCCCGCCCCAGCAACAACCGAGGCCCCGGGTTCAAGTGCTTCCCACCATACATGAAACTTAATGGTTCCATCCGTGGCGGCATTCGTTAGGATCTCATAGCCGATATCTAGCGTGTTCAGGGTTGCGCGTTGGATACCAGTTCCGGCAGCACCAATCGCGCCAACGATGTCTCGACCCGCAGTGGTGGCAGCGGCGGCCCAGACATCTCCAGCCACAAGGTCAGTTTTTGCGACTGATCCCCCGAAAAACGTCAAGTTGCCAGCAACCCCGTACGAAATGTTATCCGCTCCAGTCAAGGTCTCTGTGCAAGTGCATGAGATGTAGACAGATACAAGCCCAGTTACGGTTGCTATTTCGTGTGTGCCCACTGTGTTCCATGTCGCGTTCGACAGGTCCACCGTTATGGTCAAGTCTGGAAGGCCAATCTTCATGTCGTCTGCATCCGTATTGATGGTGATTGGCGTGACAGCCATAAAAATAGACATTTCTGCCTGTAGTTTTTTCTCCAGCGCATCTAGGGCAGACGTAAAGCTCATGGTCGCCGTCGCCACCGTGGCCTGAAGATCTCTTATCTGTCTTTCGATGCTGGCTATCTGCGGTTGGTCTATCAACGGATCTTTTCCGGAGAATTGATTGGCCGATGTGGCCAGGTCGCTGAAGAACACATCCCACACCCTTTCGGTCGTACCAAAGGGTGTAAGCATGTTGGATCTGCGCGGCGGCTCTAATTCCGACATGCTGTTGCCTCCAGCGTAGAAGAAATAAGCACCCTTTTTACTGGGTCGGAACCAAAAAACCGGTACCGTCGATATAATGCACGGCCTAGGGGCTGCCACCGCAAGCGCTCTTGGTACGCTCCTTCTTTGCCCATAGATTTGAAAATGTCATTGCTCCATGTCTTACCACTGTCATTGGAATACACCATCCAAACTAAGGGCTCTTCGCCTTGGCCGGTAATTAGCCCGACGCCCTGTTCAATCCTAAGTTCAAGGCGGTGATGGATTAAACTGTGGTCGTCGCCTGACTTTACTTCAAATGTGTCAGCTATCCACTTTACGGCCTCTCCATTGTCGTAATAGTAGTCGTAGTCAAGCTCATAAAGGCGCCCGTTCTCGTAGTCGCCAACCACCGTAAGCAAGCTTTCCGTCACAGCACAATTGCCCCGCCACTTCCCATTGCTCGGAAAGGAAGCTCTCCTGTGCCATTTTTTCGTCATAGCGTCATAGACAAATGTCTGCCCTGCAGAAGGGGATGTAATGACATAGAACGCCCTTCCTCTCTCCGTAGTGGTGAAACCAATGACGTCAGAGAGTTGGGGCCATTTTGATATTTGGTGTTGGATATCTTGTGAAATGACAATCGAGTTATACCCTTGAATCGTGCGGGCCATACCGTTGCTGTCCAAAAAAAACAGCACGTTATCCCCTCTGGCGACGCTATCCTTGGCCCCTATGCCTATTTCTTGGGTGCTCCCCTGGACCTTTGCGAAGGGGAAGGGGCTGGTCGTTGCCCTCCACCACTCTATGGTGTCGGTACCCATCATAAGCAATTCGTCATGGTCGGCAATAGACGTGACAAGGTTGTCGGCCCTGGCTTCTGCGGTGGCATAATCAAGGGCATCCCACACCAAGCCATTATTTAACGCGGAAATGTAAAATAACCCCGTCCCCGCAATAGTGACAACAAATCTGCTTGCAATGAAAGATACCGTGGATGGCGCTGGCAAGTCATCGTCTGATATTGTGGTTAAGGTGCGTGACGTTTTGTCATAAATATATCCATGGATGCCGTCCACAAACATGACTTGCGTCGGGCATTGGTCCCATTTTATTACGCCTGAAGAGGTTTCTATGGTCCCTATCGTGGTTGTTACCTTGGTCCCGCGCTGAATCTCCACCAACGTATTGCCAACCACAGCCAGCCAGAACAGTGGAGTTTTAACCAGTGCCCGCACCTCTGCCTGAAGGCCAGAGTCAAGCCAAAGCTTTGAGCCTGGAGTCCCCCTGACAACGTAAGCGGCGGTGCTTCCTGCTTGCGTATCAACATCCAGAAACATATTTGTGAGCTGGTGTGAGTTCCAAGGGTCGGAGTACCCGCGGCTATATCCGAACGATAGAGGAATTGGATTAATCACTTATTTCTTTGCTCCCAACATTAATGCTACTTTCTCGGCATCCATCCCCGACACAGAAGAGATCAGTTGTGTGGCCATGGTGAATGTTCCCTGAGGGACATTGCCCAGATATACAGGAGCCACCAAAACGGCCAACCAATACATAAGGGGCAAGAACCATTCCTTGGGCAGGTCCGGATTATTACCCTGTGAATCAAAATCTTGGATCGGGCGCTTAAAATCAAGAAGCAACGTGACATTGCCCGTACTGCCAGTTGGCCAAACGTACAGCACGCCATTCGATACCTGGGGGTCGTAATAGACAATGGACGCAGGGGCCTGCGTGGTCTTCTGGGTGACGTCCTTATATTCGTCCCGCGATACCACCTCGATCGGTATTTCTATGTTTGAAGTGTCCCGCCTTCTCGCTGACAACAATCGGGAGGGCCTGGCAGTGTCAATGTTTAATCCAGTGCCAACCGTATATGACGCCGTCCCCGGTGTCAGGGTGTGAGTGACTTCGGTGGTCACCCATAGATTGCAAAGCGGAGACAAGTAGGAAACCGCCATGTTTAGGAAATCGCGCATTATCGAATAGTCTGACGCTGCCAGCACGTTCCCCACGGAATAGATACCCAGCAATTGTGCGGCGCCGGTTATCAGCTTGTTTTCGTTTATCGTGAAGTCATAAGATCCGCTCGTAGTCATAGGTCATCCTGGGTGATTGACGTAGTAATATATGTGGGCTCTGTGGCGCTTTGCTCGGGCCTTGCGTTGTTCACGACTATTTTTTCAGCTACCCCGCGGACAAACTCTTGCGGATGTTGTGGCTCCCAATCGTCAGGGCAGACCATGGCACCATCCCAACGCCTTCTCATCTCGCTACGTCGATATCTAAAGCTGCATTCATCGCAGATCATCCACGGGTCGCCCGGGACATATGCTTGTTCTGATTCTATCATCCAACAACCACCCTGAATATGGGCTGCATAATATCGACAAAAATAGCCTGGAAGATGCCGGACAAGGAAGACTCGACATCTTCCCCAAGGTCGGCAGATATCCCCCAGCTCGCAAAATAATTGGCCATCTCCTTGTCAGTGGTGGAGCCATATACGCCCCAACTTACGAAAGGCAGATAATTCATACAGCAGGCACACCAACGATGGCTCCGGTCAAAGACCCGGACACATAGGAAGTTACTTTCCATCGACAAGCGATTACGGCCGATTGGGCTGATACCTCATGGCTTGCCGTCTTGGTTGTGAATGAATCAAAGGTTTTGGCCGTATGCTCGCTCCATGCGCTATCCCGAATATCATCATAGGTGTGCTGGATGAGCCACGACAAGCTAGCCCCGGAGGAAAGATACCCCGACAATGAGGTTGCCTGAGAAAACCTGTCCAGCGGATAGAATTTTGTCTCGAACTCGTCAGCACTGCCTATCTCAACGTCAGAACCGACCGCAGCATCCGCGGCAACCTGTGTAACAGTGGCAAAATTCTTGGTGCTTTTCGTTGTTGCTCCCGCCGTAGGACCGGTAATCGCTTCTGATATGGTCGCTCCATATCTGTCAGTGCCGTAAACCGTAAAGGTGATTAAGTGCAGATCACTAGCGGAATACACCGACACGTGGCGAGGGATATCAAGCGTGGCAACCCCGCCGGTTGCAAGAGCCCCAGTTATTGTTAGATCCCCAGCTCCGCCAAGCTGTTGAGCCAGGGAAATCCCGTTTCTGTCCGCCGCGTCCGGCGTTATTGTAAATCTTTTTGGCCTCATTGGTTACGCTCCCTTGCTGTGCACTGTTTTACAAGCGGACCATCTATTTCAATCATAGTACCCCCTTATGCCGCCGGCCACACTTGGACGGCCGGCGGCATAATGCAAGTGTGCTTGTTTTATGCCGTAGGGGCAACCGCAAGGCCGGTTGTCGCTGCGGCTGGAGT